ATATCTGAAGCTCCACAGGCAGTTTGATAACTTGGAAGTCCGCTCCGTTGGTTTGCGTGCGGTTAGTCTAAACTAACTAAATAAAAATTATAATAAATTTTAAAATAGATGTTGACAACTAAATCTATATATGTTATAATGAATATAGTTAAGATAGGTAATAAAAAGGAGGTTAAATCATATGGCAAGCAAAGAGTTAGAATTAGTACAGAGAATGGAAAAAAGAAGCATGGACAAAATTACGTAAAGCATCTGAAAAGTATGAAAAGGATGACAAAAGGGTTTTAAGACTTAGGGCAAGATGGTCTGCAATATCAGATGTTTTAGACGAGTTAGAAGAAATGGAGGAGGAATAAAAATGAAAAGTAGATACAAAGGGGTATACGAACGAAGAATAGATAAAGCGATTGAGGACAACGTAAACTTAATCGAAATAAACTGGATAAACATATCAGTTAGAGAATCCGCAAGTGGCGGGGCGGACAGAATAACTACAAAACTTATTGAAGCAGGATATCGTCCAGATGGGTCTTCAGTCATTGAATCTAAGCGTAAAGCGTATGAATCAGGGCAAACCGTAGAAGGAAAATATATAAGATTACCACAAGAGACATGGACTAAGAAATAAATTGACGGGCGGGCTAGACTCGCCCTAACAGAGAGGAGAAAATGAAATGACGAAGAAGGCAGAAACTTTAGTAAACATGTACTACAAAGTATTAGAACTTCATCAATCAGATTCAACCACAAACAAAGCAAATATTAGAATGATGTATAATGCAAAATTTAGTTGCATGTCTGATTTACAACTTTTAACACATGAAGAGTATGTAGAATGCCTAGAGAAAACAAATGAAATATTGAAAGGAGGTGAAGTATAATGTACAAATTAGGGTTAAAGTTTAAGGGAGAATGGTCTTACATTAAAGTAAAAACAGATGAAGCATTAATTCGAGAGATAAGGAACAACCTAACTATAGCCCAAAAAATATCAATTGGTAAAATTAAGGAGGAAAGCAAGTAATGGACAAATACAAGTATGTTATTGAATTAATAAATATCAGGATAAGAATGTTAAGTGATGAATCAAAAATTTATAATAATTCTAGGGATATTGCAATAAATGCGCAAATTCAAGAATTAAAATATTTAAAATGTGTATTGGAATATGAAATTGGTAATTCGGAGGTAAAATAATGAATAAATCACAGCAGTTTATATTATCAGAGCATTTAGAAGATATCAAGGATGCACTTGAATTTACCAAATTTTTGGTAACTGAAAAAGCAGACACATTAGCTTTGCAAGAAGTATTTGAGTTATCGAGAGTAAAGACTTAATTGAATGAGGCAATTTTCAGAATTTAAAAAATTATCCAAAACTAGAAAATATTTACAATTTGTTCATACTTTGTTCACAATTAACTGTTATAATATAAGAGTAGTAAGGAAATAGCAAAAATAAAAAGTGATAGGGAGGTGAGAAAGTGTTAAAAGAAATGTATGCACAGTTCAAAACATCTGGTTCAACCATTTGTGAAAGTTATTACATGTTAGAAGGAACTTATTACATCTTTACCTTAGTCGGAACAGATATGGTAATGGAAGTATTCACAGACTCACCTTCTTTGTATTCAGACGCATCACTATCTATGATGATAGAAAGAGAATTTATTAAAATAGAATGGATTAAATTCAGCAGGAGGAAGAGAAGATGAAAGATGAAATTTTATTAGAGATTATGCATTATGCAAAAAGATTAGATGATGTTACGGTCGACGAAATATTAAAAGTTTGTAATATAAAAGGATATCTTGACTGCTTATTAGCGCAGTGTTTAATCAATGACAAGGAATATCGGAAACTTATCAAAGGTTTATCATAATTAAAAGCGTCGTCATTGAATAGGATGCAAGGTATGGTGCAATTCCTACACGACGCGTTTGGGCAAATAAAACTCTACAGTGCAAGCCCTAAGAAAAATATTATAAAAGAAAAGGAGAAACAAACATGAAGAAGGAAAAATTAATCACAAGGACATTCGTAATCACACAGGCAACGGTTATGGCGTTAAACATTGAAACAGCCGAGCCTAGCACAGAGACTTATGAAATGCTGGGAATTTACAAAACAGATGAAGAATTGCTAAAGGCAGTGAAAGAACTTTATGACACAGACACAGAGAAAGTAGTGACAATTACATCTAAAACAGAAATTGAAGAACTTAGAGGAATTTCAGAATCACTGTTCTTACAGCATTCTATCGTTCTTCCGGCAAGAGAGAAAAAAGAAGCGTAATAAGCATAATAAAAAATAATATTAAATAAAAGGAGATAATACTATGAAAATCACATTTCAAAGCAGAGAATTTACACCAACAGAGAAGTATCTTATGACTAAGTCACCATCTATTATTTCGGTTAAAAATATTGAAGATGGAACATTATTAGAGGTAACAGGGTATTTACATTATGAGGATGAGGACCGCAATGGTAATATTTCTTGTATGACGTCTATTATGGGTGTTAGTAATGGTGAACAGGTAGTATGGTGTACGCAGTCTAAAACTTTTGTCGACAATTTTGTTGACATGGCAGATTTTTTTGGTGGAGAAGGATTCACTATAAAGAAAATTTCGGGTGTCACAAAAAATACACAGAGACCATACGTAAACTGTGATTTATCGGAGTATAATTAAATGGAACTTGTAATTGATGCATAGTAATAACTTCCCTAGTCAATAAAAAGGCTAGGGAAGAATTTTACCAATAAAGGGGTGTATAAATGGCAAAGCGAAAATTAACACCAATTCAACAGCAATACAGAAAAGAACGCCGTCGTATCCAGAACGCAATGAACCGTTTAGAGAAGCAAGGATACGTATTACCAGGTGACTTACTACCTTCAGTCCCTAAGAAGGTAACACAAGCTTCTATTAACAGGGTGAAGAAGATAACCACAGAAGCAATATATAAGAAGTCAGTAAGACTTGATGCTGAAACGGGTGAGATAATCCCGGGTATTGTAGCCAGGGACAAGGCTAGAAGCCAAAGAGCAAAAGAATCGGCTAGAAGAAGGGCATTTAAGAAAGAATATTTATCATCAGAGGTTTACACCGAACCACCAAAATACACAACGTTTCCATCAGGAGCAGATATCATTATCAACAACTTCCGTTCTGATGTGATAGGAAGATTCCCCGAATCAGCAGGACCTATATTAAATAGATGGCTTGACGGTTTACTTGCACAGCAGGACAAAGAAGATGTAGCAAATATGTTAGAAACAGCGGTGGCAAATGGAGTAGTAATCGATTATAAGGTGGCATATAACACAGAAGCACTAATGGGAGCTATTGCAGATTTTATGGATTATCTTGACACGACATCAGGGTTTAAACAAGATTTAATGGATACCCTAGAATTTGAGGAAGATTGGGAATTTCCAGATTAAATGAAAATAAAGAAGTATCGATACTTCGCAAGTGACTTTGAAACTACAGTATACAAAGGTCAGACCTACACAGAAGTCTGGGCTTCTGCATCAGTAGAATTAAATACAGAAGACGTTCACATCTTTCATTCTATAGGAGAACAGTTACAATATTTCATTTCCTTGAAGCATAACGTCATTGTTTATTTTCATAACCTAAAGTTCGACGGAAATTTCTGGCTATCATATCTAACCGTTGATTTAGGACTTAATCAAGCTTACGAAGTATTAAAAGATGGTGATTTCCCTATAGTGAAGTGGAAGAACGAAAAAGATATGGATAACAATACTTTCAAGTATGCGATATCTGACATGGGGCAATGGTACACAATCATAATCAAGATAAATAACGTGTTCATTGAGATACGAGATTCATTGAAATTACTTCCCTTTTCAGTTAAACGAATAGGTGAAAGTTTTGGGACGAAGCATAAGAAACTAGAAATGGAATATGAAGGATTTAGATATTCTGGGTGTGAAATAACAGAGGAAGAAAAGAAGTACATAGCAAATGACGTTTTAGTAGTAAAAGAAGCGTTAGAGATTATGTTTGAAGAAGGGCATAACAAGCTTACCATTGGTTCTTGTTGTTTGGCTGAGTTCAAGAAAACAATTGACAAAGAAGACTATAACAATTTCTTTCCTAACCTTTATGAAATACCATATGAAGATAAATCGATTGGTGATTACATAAGGAGGTCATACCGGGGTGGTTGGTGCTATCTACTAAAAGGGAAAGAAAAGAAGATATATAACAACGGATGTACATTGGATGTAAATTCGCTTTATCCCAGTATGATGCATAGTATGTCTGGCAACCGATATCCTGTTGGCAAACCACATTTCTGGAAAGGATATATACCAGAAGAAGCGATAGCGTGGAATCGCTATTACTTCGTAAGGATAAAGACAAGGTTTTATTTAAAGAAAGGAAAATTGCCTTTTGTTCAAATTAAGAATTCACTTCTTTACAAAGGAACTGAAATGCTTGAATCATCAGATGTGATTAACCCTGAGACAGGTGAGCATTCTACTTATTACACTATACGGGAAGAGGTAAAAGATACAAGGGTTGAAATGGTTTTAACCATGACAGACTATGAACTGTTGAAAGAGCATTATGAATTGGTTGATTTTGAAGTAATAGATGGATGTTGGTTCTTCTCAGAGATTGGCCTGTTTGACCATTATATTGATAAGTATGCAACTATAAAGATGACATCAAAAGGGGCAAAGAGGGAATTAGCAAAACTGTTTCTAAATAACTTATACGGAAAGTTAGCCAGCAGTACAGATAGTAGCTTTAAGGTAGCATATGTAAAGGTGGATGGTTCACTTGGGTTCTACACAGTGTCAGAACACGACAAATCCCCAGGGTATATCCCATGCGGAAGTGCAATTACAAGCTATGCCAGGAATTTTACTATCAGAGCGGCGCAAGCAAACTATGACCACTTTATTTATTCAGATACAGATTCGATTCACTGTAATATGAATCCACTGGATGTAAAAGGCGTTAAACTTGATTCATCTAAATTTTGTTGCTGGAAGCCTGAGTCACAATGGGATGAAGCAATGTTTGTAAGACAGAAAACCTATGTAGAACATATTACGCATGAAAATCTAAAACCAGTGGAAACGCCTTATTATGATATAAAGTGTGCAGGAATGCCACAAAAGTGCAAGAATCTATTTGAATGGTCAATGAGTGATGAGATACCAGAGGACGTTAAACTGAGTGAGGAAGAGCAGGAATTTGTTAAATGCAGAAGGGAATTAAAAGATTTTACAATTGGCTTAGAGGTTCCGGGAAAATTAAGGCCAAAGAGAATGAAGGGCGGTGTATTACTTGTGAACACTACATACAAGATGAAGTGAGAACCTGTAATAATTATCAGCAATACAATACTGATAATATTTCTGTTAAGTATGAAAATTCTTTACGCACGAATGATGCTTTAAGAAAGCAAATTAAAATACTTGAAAATAATATTGATAAATTATCATCAGATTATTTAAGAGAACAAAATATGAATTTTAGGATAGCAGAGTTAAGGCAACAAGTAAACGAATTAAAAATTGAGAATACAAGGGTTAGAAATTATATAAAATTTTATAGTATGAGCTTATATCAAGCAATTTATGAAAGGGGCATTTAAATGGAAGATTTATTATTAAAGATTTTAATATGGGGTGCTGAGCATGATATTCATTGGTATTTATCTGGAATAGTATTATTGCTAATGCCTGTGTGGGCTTACCTCTGTTACAAGATTGGAAAAGATTTAAGGGGGTTTATTAAAAGAAAACATTGAAATAAATTTAAGAGCTACAGCCTTAAAACTGTAGCTCTATTTTATATCTTTACACATGATATCTCAGCGCGCCCTGTAAAAACGAAAAGTTGGTAGGGCGGTTTCTTCCACCCGTACAGCCCCTACTCCCTCACTGAAATTGACATGTGGAGATAACTAACATGAGGTGCCAGCGTAAGCTGGCGGAGTCCTGATGTTACTACCCTTAATAGGATAACGCTTTTAAAATTGCTTCTTTACACCGAAGGTCTTTAAAACGAAAGCATCCATTCTCAAAATAATCTCGTAATGTTTGCAAGAACATATCGTTTCTCCTAAGCATTACATAGTTTATCTCATGGTCGTCTGTAGTGACCGTTATCTTCAATCGGAAAGTATTATCAGGCTTATCATCCATATAGATAAAACCTTGCTCAAGATATTCACGGATTCCATAATTAACCCCGTTGTATCGTATCGTGCATAAGTATCTGCCACTGCCAACAGGCCGTTCAATAAAAGCTTTGTTGTCATTAAGATAAACAGACATTGAAGAATAGGCAACATAATCGTTTTTAGCAAACGCCCGGTTAAATGCACTTTCTTTCTGTGCTTCTGATGCAGTTTTGTTAAACCCTTGTTCCAGAACAAACCCATCACCTCTTAAAAACTTCGTGTCCTCTCTAAGCCTATTAGAAATACCCAGTTCAATGTAATAAGGGTTAATGATAGTAACCGGGTTGCCTATCATATAGACGGGTAGGTATCTAGCCATTTCGCCATTTCCCCTTGCCACACTGGTATGCAGAGAAATGAACTTACGTATTTCATCGGAACAGTATCGGTTGGATTCACTCTGAAATTCATCCAAAATCATGTGCTGTGTGTCACTGAACAGATGGGAATATTTTTTAAGTTGGTCAGCACTGTTAAGTGAAACGGCATAACCGCAGGATGTTTCATCAAGAAAGAGTTCGTGAAAGATACCAGATGCTCTTCTCTTTGACTCCATAATCTGACCAGGATAGAAGATTGTTTCAAGGTCTTTAAAGAATTTGTCGGCCACATCGTCAAGCTCATAGTTATACCGATAAACAAGCATGAATTTTTCACCATACTTCTTGAAACGGTTCACAACATAGTTATTAAAAAAAGTTGTCTTACCAGCACTTCGGTTGGACGTGCAAATATATATTTCGGGCTTCTTCCCGTTTAAGTCTCTCATCGACAATAGTCGGTTTCCATCATAAAATTCAGACAATTCAGACAATTCCTCCTTTCCATCTGTTCTATAATAAGTATAACATAATACTTGACTTTTGTCAAGCAAAGTGTTATAATTAGTACAGAAGGGAGGGTTTAGTACATTGCCAGATACAATTATTAATGCGGTACAATCGTTAGGAGTAGCAGTGGTATTGTGTTTATTAATGGCTTACTTTGTTAAGTATATGTTCGATAAATTTATGTCTCAGAGAGACGCTGACTTACAGTTATACAACGAACAGATTTCAGCTTTAAAGGATGCCCTAAATAATAACACTATCGTAATGACAAAGATTTTGTCGGCACTTGATGTAAGGGAGACATAGTTATGACATGCACAGCAATTAATATGCCCGAGACAGTCAGCGTAGCATTACTTGTTATAGCTGGACAGTTCGGGAACGGAGAAGACCGGAAAGTGAAGCTGGAAAAAGCTGGATACAACTATGCCAAGGTGCAGAAATGTGTAAATGAACTTCTTCCTATTCTAACGAAATACGGAGGTAAATGAAATGCCAGCAAACATACAGATAGCGTACAATTGGGCTGTTGAAACCTGTGCGAAGCCAAACGTGGGATATTCCCAACAGTTTCGTAATCAGGTCACAGTAAACGGAATCACGTATTATGACTGTTCGTCGTTTGTCTGGTATGCATTAATCGCCGGGGGGTTTGACATGGTGGGTGAATGGGGAACATGGCCGTTCACCACCGGAACTATGGGAAGTGTTCTTAAGAAAATGGGCTTCACAAAATATCCTGCCACTGTAGAGTGGAAACCAGCAGACATATTAATCAAAACAGGCCACACCGAAATGGCATTTGACCGAACAAGAAGCATGGGCGCACATACCAGCAAAGTTCCTCTGGATGAACAAGTTTCTATCAACGCAAACGATTCAACAGGGAACGGTTGGTTTGAATTATACCGTTGGGAAAACGGGGCTGATAATGAGTGGATTAAAGGGAATAAATACCTTACAATAGGAGAGATGCAGAATAATGCATCGATTATCTATCCATACCTTTTAAATAAAGGGTGGACGAAAGAAGCTATCTCCGGCATGATGGGGAACATTCAGAAGGAATCCACGGTAAACCCTGGAATATGGCAGAATTTGCCTGTAGGTACAGGTGGGTATGGTTTAGTCCAATGGACACCAGCTACCAACTGGACAAATTGGGCCGACATCCACGGTTATGCGCATGACGACGGTTATGGCCAACTTGAATGGATTGATACAGAAACAATTCCATTCGGCCAGTGGATACCAACAGCACAGTATCCAGAAACATTCACGGAGTTCAAAGTAAGTACACAGACACCCGAATATCTAGCAGATTGTTTTTTAAAGAACTTCGAAAGACCAGGCACGATTGACCAACCAGACAGACAGGAAATGGCCAGGTACTGGTATGACTGGTGGAACAACGATTATGTGCCACCGCCTAACCCCCCTTCGAATGGTGGAGAGTGGTCAAGGAAATTACCAATATGGTTTTATTTGAAGAGAAAGGAGATTATTTGATGCCGTATTTAAACAAAGATGAATTTATGGCAAGAATCAAGGAAAGAATTGGTGAAGATATGTCAGACGATGCAGTAAGCTTCATCGAGGACGCCAGCGATACTTATGATGAATTAATCAGGCGTTCAAGCGATACCGAAGACTGGAAGACAAAGTATGAAGAAAATGACTCCCAGTGGAGACAGAAATACCGTGAACGCTTCTTCACTTCTGGTGAAGAGATTAAGGAAGAGCAGGAAGAAAACGTGAAGGACGACGGAGAACCGCGTACCTTTGAAGAATTGTTTGAAGAAAGAGAGGGCTAATATGGCTACTATTCCAAAAATTAAAACCCTGACGAATACCAGCGTGGATGTGTTGAACGTTATCAGGGAAAATGCAACTCAGAACTACCGGGATTATGTTCCGAAAGCTACGCCTAATGCTGATTCTATAAGAGAGATTGGTGCCATTATTATGGATTACCCAGCGTTACAGAATGAGTTCTTATCTGCACTGGTTAACCGTATCGGACGTGTTCTTATTACATCTAAGATGTATGGCAACCCATGGAGAATGTTTAAAAAAGGAATGCTTGAGTTCGGTGAAACCATTGAAGAGATTTTCGTCAACATGGCTAAGCCATTCCAGTTTGACCCGACAGTGGCAGAATCCGAAGTATTTAAACGTGAGATTCCCGATGTAAGAGCGGCATTCCATATCCTGAATTACAAGAAGTTCTACAAAGCTACTGTACAGAATGACAGCTTACGTCAGGCATTCCTTTCATGGCAGGGCATTACAGACCTGATTGCTAAGATTGTTGATGCAATGTACACAGGCGCAAACTATGACGAGTTTATCACCATGAAATACATGCTGGCAAGGCATATTCTGGATGGCCATATGTATCCTACACCGATTCCGACTGTTGAGACAGCTAATATGAAAGCAATCACTACAGCGATTAAGGGTGTTTCCAATGAGTATGAGTTCCAGAGCAACAAGTACAATCTTGCTGGGGTTTATACTCACACAATGAAGCGTGACCAGTATCTTATACTGAATGCTAAGTTTGATGCTACTATGGACGTTGAGGTTCTGGCTTCTGCATTCAATATGGATAAAGCGAAGTTCATGGGACAGCGGGTTCTTGTAGACAGCTTCGGAAATCTGGATTTACCGAGACTTCGTGAACTGTTTGCTAATGACCCAACGTACAAAGAACCTACTCAGGAAGAACTTACCGCTTTAGACCAGATTCCTTGTGTTCTGGTTGACAAAGACTGGTTCATGATTTTTGATAACTTCTACAACTTTACAGAGCTTTACAACGGCGAGGGCCTGTACTGGAACTACTGGTATCATGTATGGAAGACATTCTCTGTTTCTCCATTCGCTAACAATGCACTGTTTATTCCGGGAACACCGGGTGTTACTTCTGTAACTGTTACGCCGGGTACTGCTACCGTGGCAGTAGGGCAGTCAGTACAGTTCAATGCTACTGTAGTAACCACTAACTTTGCACCTAAATCTGTTGTATGGACAGTGTCTAGTGAGGACGCTGTAGTTGACCAGTCAGGTAAGGTAACACTGCTTACCGGGGCTACAGGAACTATTACAGTAACAGCTACCAGCACATTTGATGATACAAAGACTGGAACGGCCACTATCACAATTGGCTAATCATTGAAATTGTTTCACGTGAGACTAACTTAATGTTTCACGTGAAACATTTATTAAAAGGAGGATTAAATGTATATAGCTCCTACAAGTATTGTTAAAATACTTAGAAACATTCCTTTAGATAATACGTATAAAGATACTCTGTACTTTGCAAATGAAGGGGGACAGTCCAGTTACTTTCTTACACAGATGAAGGTTCAGTTTGCAAACTATACGTACATCAGAAAAGAAAACAAAATTAGAGTGGAAGCAACAGCAGATACACTCTTTGACTGTAACTATATCATGTGGCAGAATCCATCATTCGGTGCAAAATGGTTTTATGCTTTTATCATTGATATAGAATATCTTAATAATGAAACGGCAGAAATCACATTCGAGATTGACGAAATGCAGACGTGGTATTTTGTGTATTCAATCAAGCAGAGCTTTATTGAAAGAAACCACACCGTTACAGATGTAATTGGTGATAACCTTGTTCCAGAGAATTTAGAGCTGGGAGAATATATTTATAACGCTCCAACGAAATCTGAGTTCTTCGGCTCGGCAAATTCTAAATATGTAGTGGCCTCTACATTTGATAAGCAGTTAAATCCAACAGGCGGTAAAGAATACATGGGCGTTTACTCGGGTCTTACTTATAACATATTCGACACACCTTTGGAAGTAAGTAACTTTATCGACGATGCAACAGCAGATAACAAAAGCGAAGGGATTATAGGAATCTTTGTTATGCCAGGCGCATTCGTCACAAACGACAATAGCGCAAAGTTGAATGCATTGCATTTTACGCCTTCATTATCAAATATTGATGGGTATGTTCCAAAAAACAAAAAGCTCTTTACCTATCCTTATAACTTCATTTATGCCAGTAATAATGCAAGAAGCGAAGCCACATACAGATATGAATTTTTTAGTAAAAACCCTGTGACTGGTGATTGTGAGTTCTCAGTTATAGGCGGTTTGAACAACTCCCCTGAATTTCTTCTTGTACCTAATGCTTACAAAAACGTCCCAATGAACTACAATGAAATGCTGGTATTAAATGGACTTCCAGTTTGTTCATTCTCAACAGACACATTTAAGGCATGGTGGGCACAGAACAGCGGAACATTCGTTGCTGGCGCCGTTGGTAAAATTGGTGGTTCAATCGCTGTAGGTGTGATGGCTGGTGGATTACCGGGAATTGTCACAGGGGTATCCGCTGTTGCTAGTATTACGGCAGAGGTAGAACAGCATTACAACCAGCCTCCGACAGCTAATGGTGTAACCAATGCCAACGTTCTATGGGCCTCGAATGCTTTTGATTTCTACCTGTATCCTTGCCACATCACAAAGGAGTTCGCCATGATTATAGACCAATTCTGGTCAATGTATGGCTATCCGATTCATGAAGTTGGAGTTCCTAATCTTAGTGCAAGGCCACAGTGGAACTACGCAAAACTTGTTAACCCATGTATCACGGGAAGCATCCCTGTTAATTCAATGAAGCGTATTAAACAGGTGTTCAGCGATGGTGTGACTTTCTGGAAAAACCCGGCTAATGTGGGTAGATACGATTTGCCAAACGAAGTGTAGGGAGGTGAGTAATTGAAAAATCCTAGAAAACAACGTAACTTTTGGGAGAGTAAGTATTTAAATGACAGAGCTTATATACACTGGTATGATATGCTTACAAACCTTGCTATCAGTATGTTTGAATGGAAAGGTCTTCCTGATTCTGTAGACCCGCGATTCTTAGAGCTTGCACTGTTCGCAGATGGTATGGCCATCTTCTTTAAAGATGAAGACTTAAGTGATGATTATAACGGGCAATTCTTTGCATTACAGACAATGATAGGCGGAAGATTGGATGTTTACCGTGTGCCAGATGAAAGAATGGCTTATGCCACCAACGGTTACAACAGAAGGCTTGATTCAAAAGACAGTGTAATCATATTCAACAATATGACCAGAACCAACTGCCTTGCTGATATCGAATATTTTGCAAGAAAGCTTTATGAAGTTGACAGAACGATTGATGTTAACGTAAAAGGCCAGAAGACACCAATTGCAATTCTGTGTGACGAGAACCAGCGTTTAGTAATGAAGAACTTGTATGCCCAGTATGATGGAAACGAACCGTTCATATTTGGAAGTAAAAACTTAGACATTAAAGGGATTCAAGCAATCAACACAGGCGCACCGTTCGTTGCTGACAAGTTACAGATGCTCAAAACGCAGATATGGAACGAAGCACTGACTTACTTAGGAATTTCTAACGTAAGTACTGATAAGAAAGAGCGATTGGTGAGTGATGAGGTAACGATTAATACTGGTGCTACAGCAGCACAGAGATATACAAGACTTAATATGAGAAAGATGGCCTGCGAAAAGATTAATCGAATGTTCGGACTGAATGTATCCGTTGAGTACCGGGAAGACTTACCTCTAATGGAAGAAGCTGGTGTGGGTGAAGTTGAAGAGGGAGGTGAAGCGGATGAGTAGATTTACTACTGAGGTAAGATATATCTGTGAAGTGAATGCTGGGCTTACAGAAAGTAAGGGGTTTGGTCAGATACAGGAAATCATACAGAAGGCTATTCCCGGTGTGTTTAACTTCAACTTCCCTATGTTCGATGAGAATTACAGGAATGTACTTGAAACAAAAATATTAACGCACTTTTACACAAGAGAGATTGCATTCGAAACAGTTGGACTTTGGCAGTTAAAACTTTACACAAAGTTAAACGAGATTATGCCATATTACAATCAGTTGTACAAAAGTGAGTTATACGAATACAACCCTTTGTATGACGTAGATATCAAGAGAGTTCACAATGTAAAAGAGAATGGAACAGAAAATAAAACAGGTACAGAAAAGAGAAATACAAACAATACAGAACGCACCATGACAGATGGAACGTCTAAGAATACTAACACTGTTACTGGTAAGCAGTTCATGTCAGACACGCCACAAGGTGCTTTAACTGACATTGAAGCCGGGCGTTATATGACTCAGGCAAATATCAACAACGACAGCATTGTTAATGATGGAACAATGGGTTCAACAAGTGACCACGACTTCAATTCAGATGCGACAGGTAATACAAGTGAAAACAGGGCTTTCAATAACACAGAAGATTATCTGGAAAGCGTACAGGGTAAACAAGGGTCAGGAAGTTACAGTGACATGATATTAAGATTCAGGGAAACTTTTCTGAATATTGATATGTTAATTATTGATGAGTTGGAAGAGTTGTTCTTTCAGCTTTGGGATTGATAGGAGGTCAATTTTATGGTAAACGATGGAATTGGAAACGGAAACTTCACAACATTAAAACCGTTTGCTTTCTGGACACAGCATGTGTTACCGTTAGTGTATGGCGACGAAATTAGTTACATGGAAACACTTGGTAAAATGCGGGATATTCTTAATGAACTGATTAAGAATAACAATAACCTGCCAGAATATATTCAGCGAATGATTGAAGAATATATAAGTAGTGGTGCTATTGAAGAAGTAATTGATAAGATTCTCTCTAATTTTATCTTGAACGTTAAGTACCCGCCGACGGGTGTTCCTAAAGCTAAAGGGGATGGCACGACAAATGACCATGACTCTATTCAGGGGTGTATTGATTATGCCGCTGGTTTAGGCGGAGGTGTGGTATATTTACCCGCTGGAAAGTATTTAACCAGTTCGTTGGTGTTAAAACCGGGCGTTACGCTATTAGGGTTTGGTAGATATGCCACAAGCTTGATTCTGGCTGGTGGAGCAACGACGCACCTGATTACAGGTACGGTTAGTGATGCCGGACTTTTGAACTTAACATTGAATGCAAAGATGAGTTCTCAGGTAAATAGGGTTGATGCAGTGGAATTGGTTGGCAATCATATTGATATTAAAAATTGTATCGTAAAAGATTGCTATACTTCGATTAATGTGCAGAAGACAGGTAGCGCTATTAATATCTGTGATGTTATTTGCGAGGTGGCTTCTGATGCTTGCTTAAGAATTGGGGGAACTGATGGTGGACTGCTGGTGGATGGGCTGGAAATGACGGGGCTGTCTACTAACTTAGGTGTGGCTTACATTGTGACTAATTCGAATGGTGATATTTACAGGAACATTAATATTCATGGTACAGGTGCACTGGGGGTTGATGTAGCTGGAAGTCAGAACTATTTTGACGGAAAGATTAGTGGGGTTGCTAAGGATTATGAAGATTTAGGCGGTGACAATACTTTCGAGCTGTTTGGTAAGTCTAGTGTAAAGAATTATACTAATTCGTATACGGTGAATACTAAGGATGTTGTGCTTAATCCTACGAATCCATTAACGTACAAGACCCCCACACCTCACATTTCCGGACTTAGCTATGTAGAATTTAAAGACAAAGTATCGGCTTATAAGGTTGTGGTTTCCAATAACATGGATAGTATTGTTGTTAATCCTAACAATACAGTTAGGGTTTATGCTGGTGTAGGTGGACTTGATATTACATCAGTATTGGAAAATTTAACCGATGATACCACTTTGATTCTTACTAAAGGAACATACTATACAACTAAAAATAATATAACTGTTTCTGCTAATAATATAGTAATTCAAGGTGACGATAGTGCATTGATTAGGCACGATTTTTTAGGCAATCTTATAAAATTCACAGGAAATAATATCGCTATTAAAAATGTTACATTTGATGCAACAAATAAAACACCTGATAAGTCTTCAGTAGAATCATATGGATATTTAATTTTTACCGGAATGAATTTGTACTTTGATAAAATTACTTTTAAGTATTTTCACAAAGTTGGTATTATGGTAGAAAGATTAGGCAATGGCCTTAATATGTTTAATAGCAATTTTAATTCTGGATGGACTTTAGCTGAAATGTCTAGCACTGTTATTCCATCAGAATTACCTTTCGGAATTTATTGCAAACACGATAATACAAATGAATTTTTAGGTTGTAATGTTTTTGACTCATTTTTTGAGAATTGCTCTTCTGGTATTTATATTGGAAGTTATAATGTTACTTTAGATAAGCAAGGCTCTTATGTTTCAGGATGCCATTTCAAAAATATTGTTGACCATGGCATATATTTTAACTCAACTGGGCCAAACATGTGTGTTGGTAACTACTTCTATCAGTGCCATGACAGTGCGACATTCGAAGGTGGATATCATGTATATGTTGGAAACCAAAACTTTGGTAATCCCCCTTTCACTAGTAAAAATATTGGCGTTTCTATGCGGGATGCTTACGGGTGCATTATATCTAACAACGTTTTTGCTGGATTTCTTGAATATGATGACATATGCATTGATATAGTGAAACTATTAGACTTTATGCCTAATCAACTAGATGATAACTTAATATGCAATAACGTATTACATCTTAACAAAAAAGCTCTAGGTATTGCACTTTACAGAAATACAACCACAAATGATGTTTCATTCAATAATAATAGAATTGAAGGAAACACTATTATCACTAATGGTGGAGAAAATGTATTAAGACTTACTAAAGGTGAAGGAAATATAATAAGAAACAATAATATTGTAATTGATACTACTATAGAACCTAAAAACTTATTGGCTATAACATCTTGCAATAATACCATTATTGAAAACAACGTATTTAGAGTTAAATCTAATCTTACGGAACAAGGGTATATTCCATGCATAGCTTTGATTAGTTGCGAGACAGTATTCGTTAATAACAATATGGCATATGCGCCAACAGGGTTTGGAGATAACTGTGTAGTGACAATTGTTTCGCAAAGTGAAAGCACAGATATTAAAATGACATTTAATAAAATTTTAAAAAGCACTGCAACTGGGTTTGTGGCAAGAATGGCATTGAATTATTCCCCTGATTATGCTAAAAGTAACTGTGAAAATAGCTTATCACCTAGAGTTGCTCTTACAACGACGACTGGAACTTTGGTGTATAACGTTGTAGCGAATGGCTGCGTGGGTGCTAATAATATGGTTATTGTTCAGCCAATGAATCCTACCGCATACGTGGCTTGCAGTACAGGTATTACAATTGAACCTAAGGAAGACACAATAACGTTAACTTTTGCCAACGACCCGGGTGTAGCAAACTTTGTGATTGAATGGTAAATATTAAGGAGGATATTAATATGAGCAATTACAGATTTATTATGAGAACAATGGATAATGCTATAAGTAATGAGGGTGGAAGATTAGTGCTTGAGGATAGAAATGAATGGGCTAAAACTGAGTACAATAGTGGTGATGAAGAATATGCTGAAGGTTTTGTTGATTATCATAAGGGCACTCAGAGTGAACAGAGCAAGATGGAAGAAGCTTCTGATTATAATGGGTGATGTTATGAAGGGTGAGCGAGAAATCGCTTGCCCTTTTGTGCTCGAAATTGGGGTGACATATATCGAGATTCTTGTTAAAGGGGC